GGGAAGAGTTGCGACCAGAGGGCCTTGAATTCGTGTAGGGCTGCGATGGCATCCGCCTCCGATGCTCCGCCGCCTTCGCGTTTCAAGGCGGCTAGCACCTGCGTGACCACCTCTGGCGTTTGGAGGATGCGCCGAACTTCGGTCACGACCGCGTCCTCGACCATTCCGGCGGCAAGCCGCATCGGCGCGGTCTCCTCGCCGGTCTCGCGGTTCCGGATCACGTCCATGGACACATAGTAGCGGTAGAGCTTGGCACCCTTCTTCGTGCTGGTCGGCGTCATGGCGGCACCGTTCTCGCTGAATATCAGACCTTTCAGTAGCGCAGGGGTTTGCGCACGGCTGTTGTTGGCCCGCTTGCGGGGGCTTTCCTGCAGGATGGCATGGACCTGATCCCAAAGGTCCACATCGATGATGGCGTCATGCTCGCCGGGATAGGATTTGCCCTTGTGCAGGGCTTCGCCCCGATACACGCGGCTGTTCAGCAGCCGGTAAAGGTAGCCCTTGTCGATCAGCGTGCCCTGCTTGTTACGGAAGCCCTCCCTGCGCAGTTCCCGCGCCAGCACGGTCGCGGACCCCAGATCAATGAACCGCTGGAAGATCCGCCGCACGTTGGCGGCTTCGGCCTCGTTCACCACCAGCTTGCGATCCTGCACATCATAGCCGAGGGGCACATAGCCCCCCATCCAGATGCCGCGCTTGCGCGAGGCTGCCACCTTGTCGCGGATGCGTTCGCCGATGACTTCGCGCTCGAACTGGGCGAAGGACAGCAGAATGTTCAGTGTCAGCCGTCCCATTGAGGTGGTCGTGTTGAAGGACTGCGTCACCGAGACGAAGGTCACGCCGTTGCGGTCGAACACCTCGACCAGCTTGGAAAAATCCATCAACGAGCGCGACAGGCGGTCGATCTTGTAGACCACCACGACGTCGATCAGCCCGTCGTCGATGTCGGCCAGCAACTGCTTCAGACTGGGCCGGTCCAGATTGCCCCCCGAGAAGCCGCCATCGTCGTAACGTTCGCGCGTGGCGACCCAGCCTTCGGATTTCTGGCTGGCGATGTATGCCTCGCAGGCCTCCCGCTGCGCGTCGAGACTGTTGAATTCCATGTCGAGCCCTTCCTCGCTCGACTTGCGGGTGTAGATCGCGCACCGCAGGCGGCGGTTCGGGCGGGCTTCCATCTGCATCATGCCTCCTCCCGCTTGCGCTCGCGCAGGCCAAAGAAACGGTACCCGTTCCAGCGGGTGCCAGTGATTTCGCGGGCGACGGCGGAGAGCGATTTGAACTTGCGTCCCTGCCAGTCGAAGCCGTCCTTTAGCACGGTCACGGTGTGCTCGACGCCGTCCCATTCGCGCAGCAGCTTCGTGCCCGCCACCGGATTGCGGGGATCGGCGATCTGATGTTTGCGCCGGGCGTGGCCTTCGACCTCGTCGGCCAGCAAGTCCAGCATACGCCGCGTGTCCCGGTCGGGGCCGCCGTAGGTCAGTTCCTGAAGCCGATAGGCGATCCGCAGTTCAAGAAACCCGAACCCGACCACGGTGGAGATCGCGCAGCGCACGCTGTCTGCCATCTGCCACGCGACCGGCAAGATGCATGTCAGCGACAGCGAGGAGCTGCACCTGATCCCGATGACGATCCAGGTGAAAATCAAGCCGCCGAAGAATGGCTACGGCGAGAGCAATGCCATCGCCTACCTGCCGCCCGAACGCGGCGCGGTGGCCCGTGCTGCCAAGCCGGCCCCCGCTGCGCCCGCCACATCCGCGGCCCCGCCCAAGATGGCGTCTGCTCCCTGGAACAAGAAGGGCTGAGACCCCGCGCCGCCCTGACCTGTTGACGGCTGGGACGGCGCCTCCCGAAACCTGAGGACATTCCCATGACTGACAAGGACAACGCGGCCCCCGTGGCCGTGATCAGCCCCGGCTTGCCTGATGATCAGCGCCGGTTGATCGAACTCGACGACGCCATTGCCAAGATCCGCACCCAGATCGCGACAGCCGATCTGGCGCGTCAGCGGGGTCACAAACCTATCGACCCGGACTGGTTCCATCGGGCCCGCACGGCGCTTCGACACCTGAGCCGTGAACGGGCAGAACTGCTGGCCAAAAGCACCGGACGTCGCCGCCGCGAAAAGCTGAAGGACGCGCTGATCGGCGTTCTTCGCGAGCGCCATGATCCGGAAACCTGGAACGGCATTCTGGCTGAGGCGCAGGCGCGCAGTGAACGGGAGGGTCTGTGATGGCCGAGCTTCCTGAAGCCCCCACGCCGACGTTGACAGCGATCTATGCCGATTATGAGGCCCGCCAGGGCGATGGTTTCCGCGATCACCTCGGCGCCTCGATCATCGGCAAATCCTGCGCGCGCGCACTCTGGTACGATTTCCGCTGGATCACGCATACGCGTCATTCCGGCCGCCTACTGCGCCTCTTTGAGACCGGCCAGCTGGAAGAGGACCGCCTCGTGCGCAATCTGCGCGCCACCGGCGCGACGGTGCTGGAGATGGATCCCGAAACCGGCCGCCAGTTCCGCGTCGAGGCTCATGGCGGCCATTTCGGCGGGTCGCTCGATGGCGTGGCCATCGGCATCCTCGAGGCCCCGAAGACCTGGCATGTGCTCGAGTTCAAGACCCATGGGGTCAAGAGCTTCACTGAGCTGACCGCCAAGGGCGTGGTTCTGGCAAAGCCCCAGCACGCCGCGCAGATGCAAATCTACATGTACCTGACGGGGATCCCCCGCGCCCTGTACGTCGCGGTCTGCAAGGACACCGACGCGCTGCACATCGAGCGCATCGAAGCCGACAGCGCCATGGCCGAACGCCTGCTGGACAAGGCCGGACGCGTCATCTTCGCCCAGCATCCGCCTGCACGGATCAGCGAGGACCCGGCCTGGTTCGAATGTCGGTTCTGCGATCACCATGCTGTTTGCCACGAGGGTGGTGGGGCGGCTGTGACCTGTCGGTCCTGCCTGCATGCGACCCCCGTTGAGGGCGGCTGGCACTGCGTCCGCCACGACCGGATGCTGGCACCTGCCGAGCAGCGCGCGGCCTGCAACCGCCATCTCTTCATCCCCGATCTCGTCCCGGGCGAGGTCATCGATGCGGGCGACGATGTCGTCACCTACCGCATGGCCGATGGCTCCACCTGGGCAAACAACGCCCGCACGACGGAGGCCGCGCCATGCTAACCCTGCGCCCATATCAACAGGCCGCGATCACATCGATCTACGGCTATTTCGAATCCCACAAGGGCAATCCGCTGGTCGTGATCCCGACTGCCGGAGGCAAGTCCCTCGTCATGGCCGCCTTCATCGAGGGCGTGCTGAAAGCTTGGCCCGACCAGCGCATCCTGATCGTGACCCATGTCCGTGAGCTGATCGCCCAGAACCATGCCGAGATGATCGGCCTCTGGCCCGAGGCCCCGGCCGGCATCTATTCGGCGGGCTTGGGCAGCGGCGCTGATGGCGGCCGATCTCGGCGTGGAGCCCGCTGTGATGCAGAAGGTTCTGGAAACACATGTACGCGCCCACCTCGACGAGCTTGCCGAGGTCCGGCCCGACTTCCGGTGATGATGAAGGCTTGTCGGATTTCGACGGCGCGGCAGAAATCCTCCGCATCTGGGGCGCGGGGCTAACGCCCGATCCTGATCTGACGGTTTCGGAATGGGCAGACCGGCACCGGATGCTCTCTGGTCGCGCCTCGGCCGAGCCGGGGCGGTATCGCACAGGGCGCACGCCCTACATGCGCGAGATCATGGACCGGCTGAGCCCCGGCGATCCCACGCAGCGGATCGTGTTCATGAAAGCTGCACAGGTCGGCGCGACGGAAGCCGGCAACAACTGGATCGGCTTTGCCATCCACCAGGCGCCGGGTCCGATGCTTGCGGTCCAGCCGACGGTGGAACTTGCCAAGCGCAACTCGCGCCAGCGGATCGACCCGCTGATCGAGGAAAGCCCGGAGCTTCGGGAGCGGGTGAAGCCGGCCCGGTCGCGCGATGCAGGCAACACGATGCTGTCCAAGGAGTTCGCGGGCGGCATCCTGATCATGACCGGGGCGAACTCGGCGGTCGGACTGCGGTCCACCCCTGCACGGTACATCTTCCTCGACGAGGTAGACGCCTATCCGGCCTCGGCCGACGAAGAGGGCGACCCAGTCACGCTGGCCGAGGCCCGGTCACTGACCTTCGCCCATCGGCGCAAAGTGCTGTTGGTATCGACGCCCACGATCCGGGGGCTGTCCCGCATCGAGCGGGAATACGAGGCGAGCGACCAGCGCCGGTTCTTCGTGCCGTGCCCGCGTTGCGGCGCGATGCAGTGGCTGAAATTCGACGGGTTGCGCTGGCAGAAGGGGCGGCCGGAAACGGCGGAATACAATTGCGAGGGTTGTGATCAGCCGATCGCGGAACACCACAAGACAGCGATGCTGGAGGGTGGTGAATGGCGGGCGACCGCCACGGCCGCAGATCCCACAACGGTCGGCTACCACCTTTCGGCGCTCTATTCGCC